GTTATATTTTCTGGTCCCTTTAAGAGGGGCCCATTTGGTTCCAGCACCTTCAATCTCATAAACTGAAGTGCCACCAATTTCCACAGCAACATTATCATAACAGTCCCAACCCAACTCTGCAATAGTGTTTGCGAGTTGTTCGTGAACAGTTTTCATAACCGCAGCCGCTTTTCTTTTAGAAGACAATTCATCCATAACAACTTCTTCTGGATCAAGTTTACCAATCATAGCAAAATAGCAAGTATAGGAATTATAACAGAAGCTCCTGCTAATAAAAAGCCCCCCACATAACTCGTGAGGGGCAATAAATGACCATCGTCCATTTATCAGCCGATAGAAGGGGCAGTCAAGGCCACAGGTGTGGACTCAGCAGCCGCAAGGTCAAGCGGGAAGTTGTGTGCGTTTCTTTCGTGCATGACTTCCATACCGAGTCCCGCGCGGTTAAGTACGTCTGCCCAGGTGTTGAGCACTCGTCCTTGTCCGTCAATGATGGACTGGTTGAAGTTGAAGCCATTGAGGTTGAAAGCCATGGTCGAGACGCCGAGGGCGGTAAACCAGATTCCCACCACAGGCCACGCAGCGAGGAAGAAATGCAAGCTTCTAGAATTGTTAAAAGATGCATATTGGAAGATCAAGCGACCAAAGTAGCCGTGAGCGGCAACAATGTTGTAAGTTTCCTCTTCTTGACCGAACTTGTAGCCATAGTTCTGAGACTCGGTTTCGGTGGTCTCACGAACCAGCGAAGAAGTAACGAGTGAACCATGCATTGCGGAGAAGAGAGATCCGCCGAAAACACCAGCAACACCAAGCATGTGGAAGGGGTGCATCAAGATGTTGTGCTCAGCCTGGAAGACAAGCATATAGTTGAACGTACCGGAGATACCAAGAGGCATACCATCAGAGAACGAACCTTGACCAAAAGGATAGACAAGGAATACAGCAGAAGCAGCGGCAACAGGAGCGGAGTATGCAACACAGATCCAAGGACGCATGCCAAGGCGGTAAGAAAGTTCCCATTCACGACCCATGTAAGCAAAGACGCCAAGAAGGAAGTGGAAAACTACAAGCTGGTAAGGACCACCGTTGTAGAGCCA